CGTCTGTTCAGTACATCGTCAACGCTGTACAGTCTAACGTCCTTAGCTTCGAGCTCCTCAACGATCTCCTTGTCCTGGTCGATTGCAACAGTAACAGGCTTAGCCTTAACTGCTGCACCCTTGCCTGCGGTTCTTGCGGAACCATAGTTTGCAGAGGTAGCGTTGGTGAAACGTCTGCACTCTACGGTACCCGATACAGGGTCACCGCTCAGCTCCTGATTCTTGAGCTTGTAGCTCAGAGTGTTCTTCTGAATGTTCTCGATGACAACGCCACTCAGCTCTGCGAGATAGTCGTTAGCTGCAGGAGAGCTGCCGTCAATGAGAATGTTAAGAGATGCGATCTTTGCCATAAATCATTACTTCCTTTCGGTTGGTCTTACCAAACCTTAGGAATGTCCTTCTTTGTGTCGCCCTGCGGTTTCTGCTGTCCGAGAGGGGCAACGAAAGAGGGTGCATCACCTTCAAGTTTGGTCTGTTTGTCGGCTTTTGCCTTTTCGTCCGCTGTCTGATACAGTGTCGTGTCCTTAGCCTTAGCCGCCTTCATGAAGTCATCGAAGCCGAAGAAAGAGTTATCTTTCCATGTCAAGCCGCTGTCAGCTGCCATGAGCTCCGAAGTGAGTGCTGCTCTTGCGTAAGGGGAGGTAACACCGTACTCGTCAAGCTTCTTGGTTATCCAGTCTTTCTGATCGCGAGCAGTTATCTGAGCGTTGAAGTTCTTCTCTGCATCATCTGCCTGCTGCTTGTACTTCTGGATTTCCGCCTGCATAGATTCGGGTGTAAGGTCACCGAACTTATTCAGGGTGTCGTTTGCCGCTGTGAGCTGAGTGTTAAGGTTGTCGCGCTCTGCTGTGATATCGCCGTTGCTCTTGGTGAGGTCGGCTATCTGCTGCTGTAAAGGTGTGATATCCTTGCCATGCAGTGCAAAAACGCTCTTAACCTGTTCATCTGTCAGTCCCAGTGCTGTTAATTCTTCCGTTTTCATACGAAATAACCTCCTTGAATATCGTTAGGCTTTTTCGGACGTTGCCATGTCCTGATATTTGCTAGGCTTAGGCTCCTAGCCGCCAATAGTAGACCGAAGAGGAATCGAACCTCTAACCTCTGACTTATAAGGTCAGTGCTCTAACCGATTGAGCTATCAGTCCATGTGCTCACGTGCTCTGAGGGGCTCTGTATGCCCTTGCAGATTACGTGAGTGTAATTTCACTGCCCTAGCCGCTAACGTGCTGTGGTGTGGCTCTGCGTGCGCATGAGCCGTGTGTATTTAGCGTTCTCTAATCTATCATACTGCTTCTTTAGGTTATTAGCCTTGCAGAAGTCGTTATATGCTTTCATGTGCTTCCGCAGCAGGCTTACTGCTCTGTCGTAGTCTGCTTGATACTTCTCTCGCTCAGATGCGGGGCAGTTCCTTAGTGCTGTATCTCTGCCCACAACGTTCTCCTTGTCGCGCCTGATCTTGCGCTCCATAGCTCGCTGCTTCTGCGAGAGATCGTAAGCCTTCTGGTTCTCCTCGGTGTCGAACTTCTCATAAGGATTGTGCCCGAGAATACCGGGCCCGAAGCTGTGCCGGCAGTTCCAACCGCACAAGCCCTCGCCTGTACCGTAGCCGCATACATCGAAGTTTGGCAGTTCCTTAGTCTTGCCAGTCCTGCTGTACTGCTTGGCCTGCCACCAGAAGTGGTTACCAGGGTTATGTCCTCCGTCACCGTATCGGGCACCCATATGTCCTGAGACTTGTATCACATCGTGCTCGTTGTCGATCATGCCTTGCAGTGATATGTTACCGCACGCCTGCGCTGTGCCTGTTCTCACCGCTCTGAGCGTTGCTACCTCGATAGTGTCTTTGTGGTAAACATACTGACCACTGGGAGCATCACCGTAGGTTATCACAAGCTGTTTAGTGCAGAGCTCGTTCACCGCCTGCCTGACTGCTTCCTGATAGGACGTAGCACCTGTGACAACTTTCATGTGCGCTTCATCGAGAAGTCTGATAAACCGCTGCTGTGAGCTGTGTGCTGTTGTCCTGGTCAAGTTGTGGAATGTACCATGGGTGCGCTGCATTGTGTCCTGCATGATCTGCACCATTCGGGGGAGCTTGTTGATAGGCAAGGTCTTTGTGCCTTGCGCTTCATAGATAGCTCTGTCTGCATCCCAAGCTGTAATACCTGCATCTTCAAAGATAGCCGCTATCTCTCGGTCTGCTTTACCAGTCCACTTAGCAAGCTTGTTCTTGACTGCTTCATAGTGTGCGTTAGCATCTTTCAGCAATTCTATCTGCCAGATATCAGACTGTGACAGCTTGAAAGGATCCTCGTGCTTTAGTCGTGCCATTAATCGGGAGACTATGTCTTTCAGTATGAAAGTATTGAGGTCGTCAATCAATGGCTGCATAGGCTCGATAAGAGCATCTATTTCCTCAGGAGTTAGCACTAATCATCACCGCCGCCCGACAGCTGCTGTTGGAACAGCTGTACTTCTGCATCAGCTATCTGCGCTTCTGCTATCATAGCCTTTGCTTCTTCCTCGGTCATCTTTTCAAACTTCATGAGGTATACCCACTTGGGCACCCACCCCTGCATAGCGTACATACGCCAGTTCGCTTTATCTTCCTCGTAGGAGTATGTGATATCACCGAAAGCAAACTGCAGCTCGTATTCACCGAGCGGCGCAAGGTTCATCAGAGTTGCTATCTTATCAGCGCCCTCAATAGCCTGTTCAAGTGCAGACTGCAGAGCATCACGGTCGTCCTTTATGGTCTGAATGGTATCTCGGTCGTCACTCTCTATCTGGGTAGCGGTTACCATACCACGCTGACCATCAAGAACGAATACGCCCTCAGAGAATCCACACTTAACGCCTGCCATTGAGAGGTTAAAGTTGATATCCTGCAAGCGGGATTCGGTGAGCAGTGTAGCTGTATGCTCTTTGATGCTGCTATTGCTTGCATCGTCCAGACCGATACCGAGCTGCTGCACGAATCGAGGGAGCTTGAAGTTCCTGTTATCGGCAGAACGTTTAATGCTCTGACCGATGAACGTCATGTGCTTGCTGTCCTCGATCTCGGTGTCCTTGCGGGAGATCGCCACATCAATGGCTCTAAGCTCGGTCAGAGCGTTGGCAAATATCGACACACCGAGAGGTGAGGTATCATCGATAGTGTTTGAGCCCGGTACGCGGTAATAAGCAAAGAGGGGCTTAGTCAGTCCGCGTATGTAAGTGTCGGGCTGCAGGTGTGCCCAAGCTCTGACCTCAGTTAGAGGAACAGGTGTACCGAGTGTTGTGTTACCGCTGATATCTGTACCGTTCCTGAATGCCTTGTTGGTCACCTGATACAGTGATTCACCGTCAACATCGACAAACCTGTGATATTCAAGGCGCGTATAGGTATTGCTACCCTCTACTGCCTGAACTGCGAATATCGCGCCTGTTATTTCGCGGTTGCCGTTTACTTCGGTTACTCCGAAGTTACCCGGAAGAACAAAGTCCCAGCTCGTGCCGTTCCATCTTATCATCATACCGCCGAGCCTGTCAGCTTCGCACATCTTCTCAGGCAGTCTCTTTATCAGATCATCGGTTATGTTCTGCAGGAAGTCAGCTCGTGCAGAGCCGCCGCTCACGCTGATACCGATGTCAAGTGTGGTAAGCTTTGCTCTGGTATCGGCTATGAACTTAGCCATGTTGACGGTCTTTATACCGTCCTCACGATCTACCCACGGAGCCTTACCCTTTGAGATGTTATCCCAGTTGTTAAGCGCGTTCTGCATCTGCGAAGATGATATAAGCTTAACACCGAACTCACGTCCTATATCCGCATTGGTTGCACCGAACAAGTTGCCTAACCTCCCAAGCAGGCGTGTAAAAATACTCATATCATCACCGCCCTATATATCAAACATTAATTCGTCTCGTAGTATCGTATAGCAGAAGTATCTCAGTTCGTCCATAGCGTGGTCGTTCTCTTTGATGACCGTGTCCACACTTGCATCTTCCTTCCATGAATAGCTGTCGAACTCCTTGATAGTTGACTTGCAGTCGCTGCAGAAGTGCAGCACACCTGCATTGAGATACTTCGTAACTGTCTGTATGCCGTTGAGTACATCGTTGATTGCTTTTCTTACATCGTACTCGCCATACTTCAAGATCGTTTCAACCATAGCCGCTGCCGAAGGGTCAATAACGATACACTCTATCGGATAATCACCGATGAGGTCTTTAAGCATCTTGTAATACCGCTCGTTGTCAACTCTCTTTGCAGAACCGCCGCGGTAGTACAGCTCTTTGATCTTCGTAGCTGTCTTATGCGTTGGGTCGTAGTCGTAAAGACCCGCTGCAAATGGATTGACTGTACCGTAGTCCACAGCAACGAAGTATCTGTGCCGTGCATTGAACGTTGGTACAGTATCGATAAGATGCTTTTCTCTGTCGAACATCGGGTACACAAGACCCTCAGCTCTTACCCAGAGCCCGAGAATGTAACGGCGGTAGAACACGCCTGTGTACATCTTCTCGTATCGTTCTTTGATTTCAGGGGACAAGCTGAGGTTATCGTCCATCGTGAAATGGAGATACAGTGCGTTCTTCTTCGTTCTCTGCTGGATCCACTCCAAGTAGAACCAGTGAGAGGGGTTCTCGGGGTTACAGTTAAACCAGAACTTAGAGCCCTCTACCGAACAACGCGCCATAGCCTGTTCAACGAAGGAGCGGGGCATGAGGGCGACTTCGTCAAAGAATACGCCTGCAAGTGTCATACCCTGTATCAGAGAGTAACTTGACTCGTCCTTACCGCCGAAGAGGTAGTAAGTGTTGGTCTTGCCTGCCGCTGAAACGATTATCAGGTTCTCAGACCTACGCTCGGTTATCGTGTAGATGCCCTCTAGCCATTGTGTGAGGTGCGAGATAACGTTACGTCTGAGAGCTTCTATTGTTTTTCCGCAGATGGCGAAAAACTGATTGTTATACCTTGTCATGCTCCAATTGATGAAGCCGATTGACATTGACAGGGTCTTGCCTGATCTGATAGAGCCGTCACAGATTATCGCATCATAGTTCCTCAGATTCGGGCGATTCCACCAAGTCAACGTCAGATTCTGACGTTTCCCGAATTTCCGGAATATCATCCAATTCAACCTCCTGTGAGCTGCTCTCCTCGATCATCTTGAACAAGTTGTTTTCCTTGTCCTCGCCCTTAGCTGCACCAAGTTCTCCGATCGAATCGAGGTACAGCGCTATAGCCTGTGTGTTACCTGTCTGTGCGGTCTTTACGAGCGCATCAGCTATCTGGAACTTCTGTGTCAGTTCCTCGTCAGGTACGCCTAAGTTCTTCAAGCGCTTACGTATTCGTGCATCTTTGATAGGCAAGCCTGAGTATAGCAGCAGCAGGTCTGCCATAGCTTGGCGCTTCTTGCGTGCTTCATGTGAAGCCTTGCCGCCTGCTGACTGTATAGCACGAGCTTCCTCAACAGGGATTTCGTTGAAGAGCCTTAGGTTCTTGTTCTGTGGTCTGTACTTCTTCTCTTTTTCGTCAGCCATGCTATACACCTCCTTGCTTTAGCGTTATGCTGATACTGGGGGCTTGCTGCCGTGTGTCTGAAAAACGACTATTCCCGCAGTCGGTAGGAATGAGCCCTCGATTAAGGCTTGACCGCCGTAGCTTCTCATCGTGTCCGAGCTTGAATAGCCGTTTATCGTTGTTAGTTCTGTCGGTGTATCACTTGTTGTTGGTTCCGAGTACACCGCGCTGTGCTCTGTCAGTTACGCGCTTGTTCATCCACATGAGCGCTTCTTCGATGTGGGTAAGAGCACAAGCATTTTCACGGCAGGCGAACTCGCCGCTCTGGAAACCTTTGAGCCTGTCGCGGACGATCTCCAACAGATCAGTGTCCAGTACACCCGGGATGCTGTTGGGGTCCTTCCTCGGTCCGTT